CCTTCTCCACCGCGTCCCGCTCCGCTGCCCTCGCCTCGCGCCGGATTGCCCTTGCTAGCGCGCCCTTCACTTCTCCCCCTCCGTGTGCAGCGTGGGCATGGGCGTTATTACCTCCGGCATTACGTTGGAGTCCCGCCCGTACCGCTCCAGCGTCGGCAGAAGCACGCCCGTCTGCCGCACACGCGCCGCCCAGCAGTACGCGTCCTCCTCGGTCGGGAACCGCTCGCCGTCGAACTGCTCCCGCGTGATCCTCTGCCCGTCATCGTCCGTGTAGGAGTAGCGGTACACCAGAAGCCAGGGCCCGCCGCTGTTGTCGCAGGCCTGACGGCCGGTGAGCATGAACAGGGCCAGCAGTAGCGGCCTCATTCGGTCTCCTCCGGCTCCGGCTCCGGCTGCTCCTCGGCGCTGTGCTCCGCGCTGTTCCCCTCGCTCATGTCGTTCGATTCCTCCGATTCACCGTCCCGGCCCTGGCTGCGGCTGGTGGTCACCGTACGACCGCCAGCGTGGGCCATCGCCACGTCGTGCGCCATCTCTTCGTGCCTGGCCTCGCGGTCCGCCTCCAGCTTGAGCCCGGTAGCCAGCGCCTCCTCCCGGAGCTTGGATTCGTCGGACACGGCCTGCGTAGCCGCCTTGATCCGGGCCACCGTGATGTCAGCCGCGTTCTTCGACTCCGCCACCTGGAGCTCAAGCTGGGCCTTGAGCTTCGCCAGCTCCATCTCCACCTGAGCCCGGATCTGCGCCACCTCCACCTGAGCCTGGTGCTTCGCCTGGTCGGTCTGGAGCGCCTGCGCGGCCTGCTGGTATGCCTGCTGGAGCTGCTGGAGCTGGCCCTGCATCGCCTGAGCCCTGGCAGCCATGGCCTCCGGGCTGTTCTGGTCCTCGTCATCCACCAGGAAGGGATACTGCTGGTCCCGCACCTTCCGCAGGATCTCCGCCACTTCCTTGGCGCCGGGCCAGTCCTGAAACTCGAAGTACGTGGGGCCAACCAAGGGCATGAGCGCGGGCGCCTTCGCCAGCACCTCGCCCAGCATCTCCCCGCCCTCCTGGAGGCGCGTCTGGAAGGGACGGCCAACCTCGACGGCAATGCCGAACTTGCCCTTGGTCAGGTCGATTACCTTCGCGCCCTTCGCGTTGGGCATTGACGCGACAGGCCAGCCCTTGGGGTTCGTGGTGAAAGGCCGGCCCAGCATGATTCGCTCTGTCTTGGCCTCGTCCTCGCCGGTCACGATGGACGTTACCCGCCCCGGACGGTCGTAGACGTGCGGGATCAGATCCAAGATCACCTTGGCCTCGTAGGGGATGGACACCAGTTTCATGCGGTCCATGAACTGCGAGGTGCCAGCGTCGCCCTGCTGCTGCAACGCCAGAATGGCGCGCCCGCTCTGCGAGTCCTGATTCGAGGGACGCTCGCCCAGCATGGCCTGGAAGGCGCCCGTCGTGCTCTGGACGAAGCCCTTGGCCTCTTGGAAGGCCTGCATCGCCAGCGTCATGCGCGTTCCGTCCACCTGCGTACGCTGAGGCGGCGGGACCAGCTTGTCGCCCAAAGCCTGCGGCCGGTAGTGCAGCGCCGCGAAGTTGCGAACGTTGGACTGCTGGTATTCGTGCTCGTAGCCCTCGTCCGCGCCCTCTGGGATCATCCACGGCGCCTTGGGCTCCAGCGACATGCCCTCCACCAGCGAGGAGGCAGCGAAGTTGGCGAAGCGCTGCGGGTCACGCGCCGGCCGGATGATGCCCTGGAGGCGCCGGTCACCGTCCACCGGCTGTAGCTTCTCCCCGCTCACAGGGACGAACGGGAACAGCTTCCCGTCCCACTCGTACACCTCAAGCGGCTTGTCCAGCACGCTCATGTGGGCGCAGTACACCGTAACGATCTCCCGGACACGCTTACGGCCAGCGTCACCGTAGACCATCTCTCGATTGACGTCCTTCCACCAGTACTCCGCCACCAGAGCCGGCCGATCACCGGCAGCGTTCACCCACTCCGGGGCCTGATTGCCCAAGGACTGCCATTCCGCTTGCGAGCCGGGAACCTCGGCGTCTGGATAGCGCTCTTTGAACTCCTCCTCAGTCATCCACGCCGTCACGAACAGGAATCGGGCATCTGAGTAGTCCGGCTTAACTGCCGCAGGATCTACGTAGACGCAGAACTGGTCCTCGATCACCTCGAAGCCGATCTCCTGATCCCAGAACGCAGGATCCTTGGGATTCTCGGTCGCGTCCTCGTCGTGGCGCTTGACGATCCGATACCAGCCGCGCCCGCACTTGACCGCGCGGTCATATGCCCAGCCTCGCGCTAGATCAGCCTGCCCGTCGCGCTCGATCCGCCGGTAGATGCCCTGGTAGGCCTCCACCAGCTCCTCGTCCGCTTCCTGGCTCACCGGGTGCAGATTCACGCTGAGACGCGACCGGGTGAACTGGTTATCCAGGAGCTGGATCGGCTGCCGCACCAGATCAATGCTCACCATCGGCCGTGGCGGCACGCTAGTCCCGTTGGGAGCTATGCCAAGCCGCTCCCGCTTCGCGTCCTCGTCCCACTGGTCCTCAGGAACCTGGAAGCGCAGATCCTCACGCTCCCGCTCGCGTTGCTTCGACTCGGCATCGCACACTAGCCGGAAGCGCTTGCGAACCAGGGTGGCGTCCACCTTGGGAACCTTCACTGCGGGGTAGGTTTCGGTGCTCACAGCCAGGCCGATTTGGGCATAGGCGGCATTGCCTTGGGCTTCTTGGGTACACCAACCGGCGCCGCAAACGTCAGCGCCAGCGCATCCCCATCATCGGGAGAGTCAGCGCCCCGATTGATCATGTCTTCCTTGCTCTCCAGCACCAGCCGGTCCCGCCGGTTAATGTGGTAGCCGGGCGCGGTTAGGTCCGTCTCAAGCCGCTCATCCTTGGCGTCGATACAGCCGGTCCCGCCTAGCCACAACTTGGCCAGCGACCACATATAGGCCCTTCTGTTCTCTGGCTTCACGTCCAATTCCGCAGTCCGGTATTCCAGGGGCTCAGAACCGAAGCGAATCTCCTCCACGTTCTTGAAGCCCATGGCCCTCAACCGTTCGACGTATGGCGCACCGAAAGCGGAGTCGAAGAACATCATGTCCACGCGGCGGCCGTGATAGTCAGACTGGAGGATGTCTGCCAACTTCGCCAGAAAGGGGCCGCGATCGCCCCTGACCTTCTCTCCCGGTATCCGCACGGGCGGAATGGACCTGGCATCACTACCGCGACGGAAACGGACCACGTTCCACGCTGCGCCGCCGTCTGACACATCAACGCCAGCAACCAACGGCTCATCACCGAACGTATCCGGCAGACGCCTATGCTGTGCCTCATATACCCTGCCTTGGTCTATGAACTGAAGCTCCGAGGCGCGGGGCGGCAAGCCCAACACGCGAACCCTAAAGAAGTCACTATCCTCGCCGTATACCTCGGCCCACTCCGCGATAGTCTTCTTGTTCGTGAAACGGGACGTTCGGGAGTCCACCGTGCGAGCGTTCCACCTGTCGCGCTGTGACCCAAAGCACGCTTGGTGAAAGTGCCCAGTATTCCGCGTTGGGTTACCGAAGAGGAAAATCATTGGCTCGCCGTCAGTCAACCCCCCCTCGGCCACGCGGTGAACCTCGTCGCAGATGGCCGAGTCCTCATCGAACACGTAGAAGCTGGTGGACGTAGCGGCGTGCTGGCCGGCGAACGCCTCGCTGTTCTCCTCCTTAGAGGATTGCGGGGAGCAGAACCACGAATCCTTGTGGTCCACGTGGTACAGCTTGTTATCCCCGATCACGAACCAATGGGCCGTGATACACATGCCCGTCCAGCGCTTTACCGCAGCCCACGTCTTGGTTTCGAGCTGGCTAAACGTGTTGGCCGTGACCGTGCCCTGAGCATGCGGCCGAGTGGACATGATCCAATCCACGATCCACGCCGCGAACGTGCTCTTACCAATGCCATGGCCTGAGCTGAACGCCCTGCGGATGGGTGATACGGGCGTCTTTCCGTCGAAGGCGTTCTGACTGACCTCGTGGCCGATGGACAGCAGCGCCTCACGCTGCCACTCGTCCGGGCCTTCTTGGTCCGCCAGAGGTCCTCCGGGCTCGCCCCACGGGTAGGCGAACAGGACGAACCCGTGCGGATCGTCATAGAAACCGGCGATCTCATCGGCCAGCATCTCGTCCGGGCTGATCGCTGCGCTAGCCATTCTTCGCCATCAGGAGCAGCCGCTTCCGTCCAGCCTCCAGCCGCTGGACGATGTTCACAGTAACGTTGTGCTCTACCTTGTCCGCCAACAGGCCGTGATGCTTCATTAGGTTTTCAACGTGGCGCGTCTTGTCGATCAGTTGGATCTTCACGACCTGATCGAACTTGCCATCCCCCTTGTCCACGTTCCCGGTGACGCTCTCGATACTCCGCACCGCCCGGGCGATATCGTCCGGCCATTGCTTGATCGGCAGGAGCCTCCCGTCCTCGTCGTACAGCTCACGAATGTCCGAATAGGCCAGCCTGGCGCTCTCCCGCATTGACCTGTCCGGGTCGATTGCGTCAGCCAGCATGTCCCTTATCCGCTCGTTCGCCTTAGCCCTGACGTTGGGCAGCCCACCCCCATGCTTCGGACACACGAAGCCGCCCTTGATGGGCGGACGTCCGCACGGCTTCCCGGCCCTGTTTTTGCCGGTGCATCGGCGCGGTTCATGTTGGGCGGTGTTCATGTTGAGGAGCCTGATCTACAGCACCATCATGGC